TGGATTGTGATCTGATTTTTCTGCGACCACCCGACGTTCGCGACGTTAATATGGGTCGAGATAAGCTCGGGCGCACTGTCCATCTCGTCGTCTGACGTGCGAGACTCGTACAGATCGCCATTAATGGTGATGCCGAGCGTCTCGACCAGCGTCACGCCAATGCGCGCCCAACGCTTATTTCGACCAAGAGACGTGCCTTTTTGTAGCTGCACTTCGGGCTCGAGTGTCACGATCTTCGGCGTATAGGGCAGGCCGATCTCGATCGACGTAGACGAATTGCCGTCGAGAGTGACGTTGCCGCCAGACGTCACGGTCGCGCTGGGATAGGCCGCGCCGTCTCCAACGATGTCGACCGTCTCCGACCTGATATGATACGCGCCGGTCACGACCGAGGCCGCTGTGCCACTGTAGGTCAGCGCAGCGTCCGTCGCTAGCGCAGTGTCAAAATATTCAACGTATCGGACGTCGCTGCCGCTGATATTGCGCTTCACCAACGCCCAGGTTTGGTCCTCGTCACCGGACGGCGCTGGAATCGATGCAAACGACTCGAAGTTGCCGTCGGTGATATGGCGAGCCCAGGCGACCACTTCCTGCTTTGGCATGTAGGTCAGCGACAGGCCCACGCCGTCCGCTCGAGCCAGCCAGATCACGCTGTCCGGCTCCTGCTGGTAGGACATATCGCTGATCCCGCCCTCGGTGATGTGCTCACTGACAAGCGACAGGTCTGGAGATTCGTACGCGTTAGTGTCGAACACAAAGCTCGCATGGCGCAGCTTTCTGCCGGCTCGCTGCACGTACAGCGTCGACGTATCGATCTGTAATGGAGAGATAGTGTTTGATCCGTACCGCGTCTCGGGACGTACGCGCACGTTGCTCGGCGTGATTGGGTCGTCATTGCCACCGCCGCCCATCGAGAACTCGCCGCCAACGGTCCCGATAAGCAAGGTCGTGGAGGACGAGAGCCAGCGAATAGCGTTCACCTTGTTCGAGGCGAGCTTGTATGTAAAGGCGTCGGCATCAGCCGTGCCAGGCGTCATGTCTTCAAAGTCTGCAGACTTGCTGCCCCATATGTTTTGAGGCTCTTCCTTTGAGCCGGCCAACACCAGCCGCTGCTCGTGGAACGTCACGGCCGCGGGGAAGCCGCGATGCGCCGACCAGGCCCCCTCGCGATAGACCGCGCTCGCAGTGGTTCCGCCAAATGCCGACTTAACGTCAGCGGTGACGACGGTCGTGCTCGTAAAGCCTGTAACCTTGGCGTATCCCCACGTACTCCCGTGCTTCAGCCGCCAGAGATATCCAACGTGGTTTGCGTTGAACAGCGCGGCCGACGCAGTGAGTGTAATGCCGCTTCCGCTTGCTGCGCTCGGCGTGATCGTGATCGCCGTCTCCTCGTCCATGTATGGGCCGTCGATCCAGTCGACCTGGGTCAGCGTCCATGACGTGTGAGACGAGCGCGTGAGCTTGCGAGGTGCGTAATCCTGGTGTGTAAAGTAGATCGTATCGGCGTTCTGCGCGAATTTAATCTCGAATAGATCCGTCTCGTCGTACGGCGTGCTGATCTCAACAATCTTCGCAGCCGTGCCGCCAGAGACGTAGGTCGTGTAGGCCGAGCTGTCGACGCCGGACAACTGAAACGTATTTGTCGTCGTGCCGGCCACCGTGAACTCACGGTTATTCAGCTCAGTCATGCCGACGATGCCGGTGATGACAATGCGGTCGCCGTTGCTGAAGCCGTGAGCGACAGAGGTGATGACGCATGGGTTGGCCTTCGTTGCGCCAGAAATATTGACGGCCGTGTTCGTGATGATGCCGCCGTCCTTGTAGAAGCGCATGTACTCATCGCCCATCTCGATGATGTAGGCCTGCGTGGTGCTGAACTCGAATGGGACGAGCCGAACCTGCTTCGTCGAATCCTTGACGGCCGCGACAAAGCGCAGCCCTGGCCGGCGCGTCACGCCACCGTGCGGCAGTGGGAGCAGGTTCTCGAGCGTCTCGCACCCGTGGTTCCGCTTCTCGAAGTCGACGCGAGACGACAGGCGGGGGCTTATCTCCCCCGACGTGAAGTTGTTCTGGATCGGATAGGTCGACATCGTAGCGTACCGTACAGTCGTTATGTGCGCGCGTCGGACAGTTCGCTGGATTCGATGATTTCCGTCGTGCCTTCCTGTCCGTCCACGCCCTTGGCGCGCCTCAGCTTGTCGTTGTATTCCTGCCACTTCTCCGCGGCGAGGCTCTGCTTGCCGGTGATGCCATGGCACAGTTCGAAGGCCAGTCGAGCCTGCAGGCAGTCGGTGAACAGCACGTCAAACTGCTGCGGATCGGTTTCGCGCTTGACGAAGAGAATGGAGCAGGACGATTCGTCCGTGAGAATGGCACGGCCCTCCACCTTCCATTCGAGCTTGTCTTCGTCGAGATCGGTTTTGATCACGCGGAGACAATCGGACGGAAGCGTGTACGAGTAGCTGTAGCCCCAGGCGGGTTCATCCGAGTCCTGCGCGAGCTCTTGTCGCTTGAGCGCAAAATTCCAAATGTGGTCGCGCAGTACGGCATCGCGGGTCGGTTCGTACAGCCGATTGCACAGCCTGGCGCGTACGGTATTGTCGGTCAGCGCGGTGATCGCATCCTCGCCGAGCTTGGCGAGGGCGTTGCTGCAAATAGAAACTTCCGTGACTGTGGCCATGTTCTTTCCCTAAAGAGAATGGGGAGCCCAGGATCACTGAGCCCCCCATATATCGCCCTAGCCCTTGTTCGGAACGCAGGCGATCCAGCCCTCGAGCACCGCCCCTGCCGGCCAGGTGCCTCCGGCCACGATTGCCTTCACGTCGATCGGAGCTTTGCTGTCGTAGGTGAGCAGCAAGGCCGACGCCGCGTTCGTTCCCGTGCCGAGCGCAACGCCTTTCGCGTTGGCACTGGAAATGTCGCGCCCGTCTTCGAGGACGTCAGTCTGAGCCGACACGGAATCGCTGTCCCGCTCAGTGTACGCCGCCAGCCCGATGTCCAGCGTTCGGGAGGTGCCAAACGCCGTGAACCGGCAGAACGAAAGCTGTTTCAGAATGTGGCCCTGGCCTGCAGGGATGCGGGTCAGGATGGCCGAACTGCCATCGTCTCCGGCCGAAGAGCCTTGCGTGTGTTTGAAATACAGATACCGAACGGATGCGCCCTCCTCGAAGTACGGATTCATCACCGCAGGAGTGGCGTCCTGGTTCGTCACCTGAGTGGATTTCTCGGTTGTGACTGCCATTGAATGATTTCTCCCAAGTTAAAGCGGAGGACGAGCAGCCCTCCGCAATTCAGGTTACTGTGCGTACCTTATTGGTACGCAACCTCGACCACACCCTCTTCCATCACGCGAGTGGCCCCTATGGACGTCGACGCATATACCTGGGTGAGGTAGTGCTTGGTCGGCAGACGATCGATCTCAACCTGCACGTCCTGCGCCAGCGCCACGCCCAGGCTGTCCCTGTGGAACGCCAGGCCGTAGTACACGTTGGATTCGGCCGCGAAGTTGTAGACGACCCACCGGAAGCCCATGAACGAATTGATCTCGCCCGTGGTCAGCAACCGAACCGCGTTGAAGTCCGCGCTGGTCAACTGAGACACGCCGAGCAAATCCTCGAGCCCGTTCGACTCGATCACGAAGTACCGATTATCCATCGGAACCTCGGCCGCATTAAGCATTCGATGGGCCTGCAGGATCTTGGCCAGCGTCATGCCGGCTGAACCGTGTGCGATCTTCTGGGCGGACGGAAGCGTCACGGTCGTGGTTCCAGTCTCGCCGCTGTATGCACTGCCGCGAAGCGCATCGTAGATGACGTCGTCGAGCTTCCGGCCGAGCGCCGACGCCGCGTTCTGCGCGTACGGGCTCTGCGGATCGATCAGCATCTTCAGCCGATCTTCCTTGTCGATGTAATCGTTCCAGTAGTAGTCGGCCAGAGTGACCATCCGACGAGTGTGGAGCGAGTCGACGATGTCCTGCTCGGAGTGACGCGACGTTTTCTGCAGCGCCTCGCTAGCAGCCAGTCTCTCGAAGAAGGCCTGCTTGCCCGTGACCATTTCGATCCGGCCGGTCTCGCGAAGCTTCGAAGCCTTCTGTTGATACAGCATAATAAGATTGTTCTTATACTGCTGAACAAATGAAGTTGTGACAGAGTTTGCCATGGTGGCTATACCTACCTAAAAAGTGGCGGGAACAACAAAATTGTGGCGGCGGGTTGTCTCCGACGAGACCCGACCTTGCACGCTAACGAGCGCACCTTGTCGTGCGGAATTGTCCGCAATCAGCGAGGCCGGATCGGTTGTCTCGCTCAGTTCATTAACTGGTACCAGGCCTGCACTTCCCGGATGCGCTCATCGCGCCCGGTCGTGCCAGGGTTTGACCAGTATAAATCTTTAGTATCTCTGAGGACGGCGTTAATCTTCGCCAGGATCTCTTCCTTGGAGCCGGCGTTATCGGGAGGAAGGTTGACGACGCCAGACTCCTGCAGCTCCCTGCCGAACTTATAAAAGAGTTGAATGACTTCGGGATCGTTGGCGAGGCCGCTGTTTGCGATCTTCTCCTGCAGCTTCGCGCCACCGAAGTGCGCGATCGTCTTCATCGCCAGGCCGTAGTTGCGATCGAACGCTGCATCTCCCCACGCATCCATCAGCGCGCGGACGCCATCGTCTGCTGCCTTCTTCGGGTCGGGTACATTATCGGTCATGAATTTCGAGAGGTGCTCGACTATGCCCCTGTGCTGATCTTTCGAGAGCCCGAGGCTGTGCGAGTGATCGCGCAGCGACTTCTCAAACTCTAGATTCGGCTTGATGTACTCCGGCATCCGCATCTTGGCGTCGTAGCCTTCCGGCTTCTCGGGACGACCGAGCTTGCCGTAGATGCCGTCCATTTTCGCTTTCCGCTCTTCCGGCTTGTCTTTCTCGCCGGGGAGCCTGATCGACGCGCCAACGAGCTTGTGTGCTTCGTTGGCCGACTTCAGGACTTCACCGAGGGGCTTGTCCTTGAAACCCTGAAAAAAGCTTTCACCTCTCAGGTCGGCCGGAATATGATCCTGCCAATTGACCGCCTGTGGGGTGTCTGTCGGGTTGGGGTTGGGCTGCTGACTGTCAGGGGCTGGCGCTTGACCTGGCTCTGGCATCACTTCTCCTCATCCTGAATGTCCTGCTCTAGGGCGGCAGGATCTCCGTGAATTTGGCTGTTCATATACAACACAACTTTGCGCTCGCCCTCCTTCTCGGAGGTGACATAGGGATTGACTGGATCGAACGATGTACGCTCGCTGAATCGTGCAATCAGATCGGCGAGCACTCGCTTGCCCGACGTGGTCCCAAGGGTCTGCTTGTATGCGCGCATCAACTCCGCGCGCTCACGCAGAATCTGTCCTGGCGTGCGCGTGTCCATTACACTCCTGCCGGCTCTCCGGCCATTTCTTGCGCTGCCGCAAAATCCTTCGTTGCAGCGCTGATTGTTTTCGTGGTCTGTGCAGCCTGGGCGAGCTTGTTTTTCTCGACCATCTCCATCTGCGCCTGCGTGCGGGTATCGCGGATCTCCTGCACTTTATCTTTCGACCGTATCATCTTAGCCGGCAAGCCCGAGATGTTTGCGCCGTGTCGAATCATCTCATCCGTGTCCAGCACGTCCAGCGCCGAGGCGTCCCTCGACACCCCCACCACAGACGCAGCCAGGGACATCGTCTTGCTGATCGCCGTCACGTCGCCCGAGCGCTGTGCGCGAGCGAGTGGGCCTTCATACTCGACGTCTATATCAACGGGACCGCCGTTCTGGCCGGCTTCGTAGACCTGCGCGGGAGGCATCGGCAGCTTGCCGTTGCGGAAGGCGATGCCGAATGCGCGGTCCACCATAGGACCGAGGAAGTCAAACTCGAGACTGCCGAATGCCGGCCCGAGCACCTCTCGCATTAACTCGAGCCGGCGCTCCACCTCGGTGGCGGTGATGATGGTCTTGTCGGGAAGCTGTAGCTGATCGGAAAAGAAGATCGATCGAATGCTCTGCCGGCGCTGCTCGGTCAGCGCGGCGTTCACCTCGAATTTATGCCCGAACCCGATCGGCTGCAGCGCGTCTTTCTCGCGCACGATATTGATCGCGCTCGGCACGAAACTGATACGGCCGACGATGCCATCGTCCAGGGCGGTCATCGGAGGATCGATCGCCTTCTGCCAGGCCTTGAGCGTCAACTCATCGGCTTTATTCA